GGGATGTCCATCACAGAGATGGTCAAGCTATCATCTCCGAGGATTGCAGTTTTAAAAAGGCAATCAGGCGGAATGCAGTTGTCCAAAACATAGTCAAGGGAGAGGTGACGTTCTATTGCGGTCATAGTAGCAGACAACGCGATGCTATTCAACAAAAAGTTGAGTAGCGACGTGTCGTCGCGGCCGCTGGCGTTCATCGCCGGGCCTTGATATTCAAGGCCGGCGAGATAGCCATGGGGCTGATTCCAAGCCCCAAAAATCTTGCCCATTAGCCCGGAATCAAATTCCAAACCAGCTTCAGTGAGCAAGCGGGCATAAAAGCCTTCAGCAGCAAGTAATGCTTCGGCTCCAATTGTGGAGTCAAACATCGAATAATCGTTTTCAAGGGCGCATACATACGGGCCCTTGAAAACGCCAGCAGGGGTGACAACAGATGAAAGCCACTCGCGCATCTCCAACGGAGAGCGCCCTCCTGCGTACATGATTTGGTGGTGGTGTGTGTGTCGCTCCTCGACATGAAAAGTGATTGATTTCAAAAGCGGTCCCATGATAACATGGGTCAAATCATGTGGCGCTTGCACAACTCGCGGCACCGCTTTCACACAACCAGCACGAAGTGAATCCATTGTGGGCGCTTTTTCCATCTTTAAGATGGATGCAAAATCAGCGTGTCTAGATTCAAAATTCCCACTACTGCGCGCATACGCTAAAGCAACCTCCAACAAGTGCTTCTGGCGGCTCGCTTTGTACCCAGCGGATGCCACCCATGATTTGTAGGCGGGATCCGGTGAACATAGCATGCCAACAACAGAGCGTTGATTGGAGAGCAAATTAATTTCTTGACGACCAAAGCCGTGACGCAAAAGGTCTTCAGGCTGACAAAACACGTATCGCATCGCAAAGGAGGAGGGGTGGTAGTACTCAGTAGAGCAGTACCATGAAAAAGCACGCTGCCATAAACCAGGCACTGCCTGGTGGGCAGGTTTGGCAAAAATCCGACACTTCAACGCCAACTTGGCATTGTAGGTCGTTTTCGCGAACGTAGCCACACGCTGTGCGGCACACACAAGACCAATTTGTTTGCCCACCTTATCCGTTTTTAAAAGCAAAGGTGGTCCTGCAGGTCGCACAAAAGGAATTTTATTTTTCAAACACTCCTTCCGTCCTCGAGTATCATCCTCGCGCAGTTCACGGAAAGAGATCGTATCGCGTTTCTTAAGATGTTCAACATCAGGCACTTCCATGCACACAATGGGACAAGGGACGATGTGAGTACAATAAGTACTCTCAGCAAGAGGTATGGTGGGCGTAGACAGGGGCAAGAAAAGACGA